CCTAACTAGGAGGCGGCGGTCGCCGCCGAAAGCGTGGTCACGCTGCTGAGCGGAGTTGCGAAGTAGGCAGCCACCGCCGCCTCCTAGTTAGGTGATGGTCACGGCGTTCGCGATAGTGACGGTGAACGTCCCGCCCGTGCTCACGATGTCGGAGCCGAAGTTAACTACCGCCACGGCCTCGTTCGCTGACCCGCCGTTCGTGCCGCTGCTGGTGTTGTAGATGAGCGCGCCTCGGGCCGTGATGGTCGAGGTCGGCCAGGTGGCGTCCGCGAAGTCGAGCTGGCCGGTGTCACCGGAGAGCGTGGCCGAGAAGCTGCCGAGCGTGGCGCCGCCGGTAGAGTACCCGCCGCCGGCCGCCACCTCGTTCGTCCCGCTGTAGACCGTGGTCGTCTTGTCCAGGGTCGCGGCCGAGGTGTAAAGCGCGATCTTGTAGGTGTCACCGGAGCGGTGAATCCCCTTCATCGCGCTGATCTTGTACTGGTTGCAGACCGCAGAGGTGATGGCCATGGCCTACCCTTCCTCGTGTGGCTCGGACTCCAGGATGGCGAAGGCGTTGCGAAGCGCCGACGCAACCGCGCTGGCGCTCCCACCCTTCACGGCGGCGATCAGATCATCGGCCGCAGCCTCCAGGCCCATGTCATCGCCATCGTCCTCCGGCAACTCAGCGCCATCGAGGCCGGCTGCTTCGGACTCCTCTCCGGGAGGCGGAGAGCCCTTGGGGCCAGCCAGGATGGCTGCTGCCGTCTTCTTCGGGTCCCCGAACATGGCTAGTTGCTGTTCGAGTTCGAGAGCGTGATGGTGAAGTACAGCCGGACGTTGGTCGTCGGATTGGCGAGCGCCCCGGCGAGGTTGTAGACACCGACCTTGATGAGCGGGGAGGCGCCGGTCAGCGTCTTGTCGTAGACCATCACCGAGGAGACCGTCGCCGCCGTGGTGTGGTCGATGGACTCCGCGATCATGTGCAGCGCCAGGAGCCGGTTGTAGCTGTCGGTGAGGTTGATGACGAAGCGGCCGGTGGCGGCGTCGTAGGTGATCGACTTCACGCCCTTGTAGCCGCTCGCCCCGGCGGTCTTCAGGCTGCCGTCCGCGTTCGGGGCCTTAAGCACCATGTCGGCGCCCGCGTTGCCCTCGGCCACGGCGTACAGCGTGACCGGGAACTTCTCGAAGCCGTAGGAAAACTGCGTGTAATTGCGATTCGCCATGACTCACCTTTCGGTCGGGTCGTGCCCGAGGGCGGTTGTACTCGGCGGTAGTGCCCAACTGCGCCGAGGGGGCGGCCGACCCAGCGCCGGCCGCCCCGTCGTCAACTACTAGGCGGAGGTCGCGACGTTGACGTTCCAGCCCGGGGCGCTGCAGGCGAGCTGGGCGTAGTAGCCCACGCGAGCCTCGGCAGCGTCGGCGTTGTAGACGCGGAGGGCTTCGAGCCCGTCCGCGTACATGAACAGGTGCGGGACGTCGTTGATGGACAGGAGCTTCCAGGTGTCCATCTGGAGCAGGAAGACCCGGTTCTGCCGGCAGTTACGGTCCGGGATGACCTTGATCTCCCCGGCGGCTCCGTTCACCCGGATGCCGCGGAAGCCGACCTGGCCTGGGCCCTGGAGGTCCACGTACTGGACCTTGGAGCCGAGCGACTTGGACAGCGCGGTGTAGGTGGCGAAGCTGCAGAACGCGGTGTCTGGAGACCCACCCTCGCGGGCGGCGAGGCCGGCGGCGTCCACCAAGGCCTCCTCGACCGGCTGGGCGGTGCCGTCGTAGCGCAGGCCGCCAAGGCGGACGGTGTCCTTGGTCCGGTCGATGGTGAAGAACGCGGACGAGGTCGGGGCCGAGTCCGGGATCCAGGCGGAGAACCCGCTCATCTTGGCGTTGAGGTCGCCTGCGGTGGTGAGGTAGGTGGTCGCGGCAGTGGGCCAGTTGGTCGGGTTGATAGCCGAGCCGCCCTGGGTCAGCGCCACGGTGATGGTGCCGGCGCTGCGGTCCACGGCGATCACGAAGCCATCGACCGAGGACGCGACCTTGGCGCCGCCGTCCGAGGCGTGGACGTTCAGCACCTGGTTGATCTCGAAGTTCACCACGTCGGCAGGGGTCTGCAGGGTGATGACGCCGGTCGAGATGCCGCCGGAGGCGTAGGAACCGATGGTGCCGGTCCCGGAGCGGAAGATGGACGAGGCAGCCGAGTTGGAGGCCGAGCGGAAGGCGCCGTCCACGTGGGTCTTGAGGCCGTCCACGAACGCGCCCTTGTCGCTCTTGCTCGCCAGCATCACGTGCTGGTCGATGGTGGCGAGGGCGTAGTCGGTCACGCGGGTGACCTGGAACTCGACGGCGGCCAGCGGGCTCTGGTTCGCCTGCGCGTTGGCGAAGGTGCCGGACCGGCCCTGGGTCACGCCGTAGATCAGGGGGATCGGGATGCTCTTGCCGACCGCGTCGGTCTTCTTCTGCAGCAGCGCGAGCGCCGGGTTCTGCTTGTAGACGAGGTTCTCCGGCACCTGGCCGAAGTACAGCTCCTTGAGGACTGCCGATGCCGAGGTGAGGTCGAACGTGATGCCCATGGTGTGTCCCTTCGATGGTCAGGGCGCGTGATGCGCGCGAACGAGGAGCGATGGAGTGCCGCCGTCGCTTCTCGGAGCCGTTGGGCTCGTCTGATCGTCGCTAGGGACTGCCGTGCTGCTTGCTGCCTACTCCTTGCTGGGCTCCACGCTAGGCGGGGCCTTGTCCGGGGGCAAGACCTGAACCTTGCGCTTCCCCCAGATCCGGTCCCAGCCGTCGCGGTACTCGTCCGTGGGCGCCTTGTTCTGGATGTGGAAGGGGCGCGTCACGGTCTCCTTGAAGTCGCGGTGATCCATACCTACTCCGCAGGCTCAGTCTCAACGAGATCGGTGGGCTTCGCGCCAAGCATGACTGCCTTCCGTACCAGTCTGCGCTCGTTGGCGTTCAGGGGCGCGAGTTCTGGCCACCAGAGCGGCAACGGGTCTTCCTGCTTGTGCCCGGCCTCGATGGCTGCGTCGTAGAGTGCGTGGCGTGGATTCGTGGCCATCAGTCCCGGACCGCCCTCATCGCCGCCGCGACACGCTCTGCCTCCGAGCGCCGGGCGCCGGCCTGTGGAGGCGAAGGGTTCCCGGCTTGGCCGAGAGATGGAGAGGCAGGGGGGGCCTGTGGCTTGAGCTTCGCCTGCATCTTCTTCGACTTCAGGGCCTTCTCAAGCACCTGAGACTCCAGGTAGTCCTCGACCTTCTTCGCGGCCTCGTCGAAAGGCAACTCCTCTCCGTCGTTGTCCTGGTACCACTTGGCCTGGGTCTCGAAGACGAGGTCCACGCCCTGATCCCCGTACAGGTCGGTGAGTTCGTACTTCTCGCCAGCGGCCTTGATCTTCTCGCGGAGGCCCGACTTGTACTCGGTGAGGGCGCGCGTGGTCTCGGCTTGGGCCGCCCGCTCCTCGGCGCGCTTCCGCTCCTCCTTGAGTTTCTCGATCTCCTCCCGGACGGCCTGCACGTCGCGCTGGACCGCCACCGCTGCGGCCTCGGGAGGGGCCTTCCCGTCCTGCAGGATGCTCTCGGACAGCAACCGGTATGCCGCCGAGGGGTCCATGTCGGGGAAGGCATCCCGGAGGGCCTGGATCGGGCTCTTGAGGTACTCCTTCGGGCGAAGGCGCTGTGCGTCCAGGGCCTTCCGGTCAGCCTCGATGCGCTCCCGCTCGGCCTTGAGCGCGGCGCGCTCCACCTGAAGCTTCCGCTCCTGCCTGGCCGCGACGGCGAACCGGGACGCGGCCGAGTCCTCGGGCTTCTCGGGCGGCTTCTCGGGGGTAGAAGTGGCTGCCTGCGCAGGCTCCGCAGGAACAGCCGCCCCCGGTGTGGGTGTCGGCGCCGGGGAGGGGGTGGCGCTTTCAGCCGGCGGGGGTGTCGCGCTCTTGTCCAGGACTGCCATCGCGGACTCCAGGGACATCGTCGTGGCTCCTTAGCTGGGGATGGTCGGTGCGGGTGCAGTCGGCATCAACTCGGCGGTGGGTGGCGCGCCAGGAACGCCCGTGGGCACGCCGTTGGCCCAGGCCGGGGGCGCTACGGGAGCCGGAGGAATGGTCTTCGACATGAGCCCGTCGAGCGCGACGCAGTAGGTCCGAAGCATCTCCAAACGCTCCTCCGGCACGCCCTGGGTAGCCGAGCGGTTGTAGTACTGGACCGCGAACATCCGGGCCGTCTTCAGGTCGATGTACGGGTCCGGAGGCGTGTACTCGCCCTCGTCCACCATCTTGTCCAGGTCCGAGAGGATCCGATCCTCGACCGCCTGCCGGAGCGAGTCGAACTGTTCCAGGTCCGGGAAGTCGAGAAGGCGCTGCGCGGTGACCTGGTCGATCCACCCAGCCTGGACGTACTCGGTCACGGTCTGGAGCCGGCCGGCGGGGTCCGATGGGAGGGATGAGATGGGGTAGAGCTGGAGCACGAACTGGTCATCCGAGAGGCTTACGTCCTTCCAGTCGATGGACTCCACGAACGACCGGCCCGGGACGCTGACGTTCAGCGACTTGGTGCGATCGTAGATGCGCCGGGCCGTGGCGACGGTGAGCCGGGCGAGGTCGAGGTGGAACTCCTCGTATGCCTGGCCGACCATCTGGAAGCGGTCCGACTCGATGTCGGAGTACTCCCGAAGCGCGGCGCCGGAGTTCAGGCCGGCGGGCTTCTCGCTCGTGGCCGAGAGCTGCGAGATACCAGCCTGGTCATAGGCCGCAGCCTTCAGCCGCTCGAAGTGGGCGTAGTACTCGGCCGGCACCACCTGAGGAGTCAGGTACACCGGCTGCGACTTGTTGAACCAGATGATCGTCCCGATGTCATTGTTGATGTTGGTGCTGGCGATCTTGCTCCCGTACTCCAAGGCCACCTTCCACGTGCCCATGAGGTGCATGGACCGTTGGATGAGCCACAGGAGCTTGTTGATCTCCAGTTGGATGTTCTGGATCGACTCCGCGAGTCCACGGCTCCAGTACCCGTACAGCGGCGGGGACCACGGGAAGCGGGCGAAGGGGAAGAAGTCGTGCTGCCAGTCCTCGACCACCAGCACCTCGTCATCGAGGGTGATGGCGTGCCGGCCGTCCTTGGCGTCGGGGGCGCTGCGCAGGTGCCAGGACTCCAAGACGGTGACGAGGTCCCCCACCGTCGCCTGCACGCTGGCGCTCTGGCCGTCCGCTCCTGCCTCCTGGGCCAGCATGATGGCGTCCTTCGACTTCGGGAACATCGCGGCCAGCACTCGCCGGTCCACGTTCTTGGCCCGGTGCATCTGCCGAGGCTTGCCGTCGAAGCCCTCGATCTCGTCCACGTACACCTCTGAGCACAGCACCCGCTCGTAGGACACGCGGTCGTGCTGCTCGAAGACGTGGACCAGGCCATCCCCCAGCACCGCGCCCTCCTTGAACGAGCGGGGCGCCATCTGACGGACCTTGTGCTCGAAGAAGATGCCCTCCACGAACTTGGTCAGCTTCTTGGCCTTGCGCTGCAGCTTGAAGTCGCCGCCCGAGGTCAGGAACAGGGGCTTCGGCTTGTTCTTGGCCATCTTCGCGCCGACCGTATCGACGCAGGACTGGACGACGTTGTAGGTGATCCGGTCCCTGACGCCCGGCTGGTTCGCGGAGGCCCGGGACACGCTCGCGCCTTGCACCCCCATCAGCGCCACGTTGCCGTAGAGCTTCGCCGAGGTGATGCGCTGGGACTCCAGGCGCGTGGTGCGCTCCCGGATGGTCTCCACAATGCCCCGGATGGCGCCGGGCATCTCGTCCTCATCGAGAAGCCACCACTCCTTCGCGCCCTTCGGGTCCGCGTCGGGCTTCTTCTCGGTGATCGTCGTGTAGTCGATGCGGCGCTTCCGAGCCATGTGCTACCCCTTCCGCACCGCCACGTTGGGAGGCGCAGCCACCGACACCGTTTCTGCCGCCGACATCTCGCTGGGTAGCGGCTCGCCCGTGCTCCAGAACAGCATGTCATCGGCCGAGGGCATGGCATCCGAGCCCATCAGTGCCTTCAACTGCTCCTCGACTTCCTTCTGCGCGAGCGGGGACACCGTCTCGTCCGGGCCCAACTCGATCTCCGTGTCGCCGTGGCGGAAGCGGCGCACACCGAGGGCGCGCATCTGGGCGATCTGCCGCTTGAACTCTGCGATCTTCATCACCACTCCCAGTTGTCCAGCGCCCGTTCCGCTGCCTCGGCCTCGGCCCGCTCCTCGAGTTCCTGCCAGTACGTCTTGGCCTGGCTCTCCATCGCTTCGGGAGTGCCGGCCGCAGGTTTCTGAACCTCCGGCACGTGCATCCAGTGTTGGGCCTCGCGGAAGGCGTACAGCACCGCATCGATGATGTCGGAGTGGAAGCGGTCGGAGACGCGCATCCGGTCCGGGGTGCTGGCGTCCTGGTCCCACTCCAGGAGCATGGCATCGGATCCGAACCTGGAACCGGCAGGGACGAGGAACCGGGCCGAGCGCAGCGAGTCGTTGAGCAACTCGATGTGGGTGTACTTATCCTGCTTCTCGGCGGGCTTCACAGGCAGACCAGACCGTTGGCGCATCTCCTCCGCGATCTTCTTGCCTAGGCCGCCCGTGTCCATGACCATCGCCTGCGGCTGGTACTTCTCCACGAGCCCCCGCAGCATCACGGCGAGAGGCGTCACCGTCTGCTTGGCGATGACGTGCTCCTCGACCAAGTAGGCCGCCGGGTCCCGCTCATCGAAGCCGATCACCGCGATGGCGTCCGCGTCCCCGAACCCGAGGTCAACGCCGATGACGTACTTGGTCAGCCTCGGCAGTTCGCGCCAGACGTTCTTGGCCGAGTCGTACTTGATCACCAGGGCGTCCGCGTCGAGGGCCCAGCGCCCGTACCACTCCCGCTGGATGCTCGGGTGGTCCTCGGTGATGCCGCGGGTCTTCAGCACCTTGGCGAGCATCGCCCGCTTGTTCTCGTCCGGGATGTGCGGGTTCTCCCAGACTGTCCAGGAGTGCGTTGACCACTCGCCGTTGGTCGTCGCGTCGTGGAAGTAGCCCACGGGGACCGGGGCTGGCGTGCCAATCATCCGGATCTGGCCGTTGTGATCCATGAGCGACGGCATCAGGACGTTCTCGACCAGATCCTCGATGAACGCGGGTAGCGACTGCGCCTCATCGATCACGACCCGGCCCCAGCCCGTGCCACGGACCTTCTCGATCTCGCTCTTGTTGTCGAGGCCGACGAGGAAGACGCACGCCTGACCGTTGCGCTTCAGCGTCAGCTCGGTCTCGTTGGGGTCGTAGCCGAGCCGGTGCTTGCGGTTCAGGTCCAGGAGCGTGTGCCACATCTGCCGGGCCGAGGCGCTCTTGCGGGTCAGCGTCAGGTAGAGCGAGGGACCGCAGCCCTTGATCGGTCCGTCTTCGAGCCACGCGCCCATCCCGACCGTCTTGCCGGCTCGGCGGGAGCAGAGCCCGGTGGCGAAGTTAGAAGGGTCCTGGACGAACGCGAGTTGGGGACCGAACAGGATTCCCGGAAGCTCGAAGGCCGGTGGCTGGCTCCGCTTGGCGATGCGGCGCTCCAGGATGGCGATGGCCTCGCGGCGTGCCTCGCTCATCCATCCGCCTCACGGCGCTTCAGCTCCTCCAACACCATCTCCTCGTCCGCTTCCTTCCAGTCGATGTGGACCGAGGACCGCTTCGGCAGATGGAACTCAGCGAGGCGCAGGGACAGGTCCGCAGCCTTCGCCGGGTCACCGTTGTCGGCCGTGGCTTCGATCCACGTCTCGACCTTCGGCGCCAGTCTGCCGAACATCGCCTGGAAGACCTGGCGCGCTTCGGCGGTGACCTTGTTCGGCGTGCCCTTCTGCCGGCCGCCCCTGCGCTCTCCCGGTTTGGATCCGCCGCCTGGCATGGTTCTTGTGGCTACCCGGGCCTTTTTCAGCCACCTACGCGAGTTCGATGCTCTGCACGTTGGCGAGGGGGACGAGGTATCGCTTGACGACCTTCTGCCCGTTCCTCTCCCGCTCCAGTTCGACGGCGAGGAACCCGGGCTCGACCGTCATGGTGCAGCGGTCCTTGTCGGCGTCGAGGGAGTTCTTCACGGCGAGGTCGATGTTGGCCGAGGTGATGAAGTACGCGCGCTGTACGATGCGCTCACCACCGGTACGGGTTGAAGGGAGGATCTTCGAAGGAACGGCGCCAGAAGGCGAACCAATCGTCGCTGACATGGGAGACTTGTACCCCTTTCAGTTTGTCGGGTAACAGACTTGAACCCAAGAGCCGGGAGGCCACCCCCATCCGGCGGAACTGCTGCTTCACGTGGCACCAGTGGACAAGCGTGGGTGTGGCCAGCTCGAAGACGAGGTAGCCCACGATGACGTCGGGCGCGTCGGTGAGGCTGGCGACGAGGGTGTGCGTACCGGGTCGAGCCAGGATGAGTTCCACAACCCGGTGGTGCTCCGGGAAGAAGATGCCTGCAGGGATGCGCCGGCCGATGGTGCTGCCGTGGTGTACGCCTCGCAGCCAGGTCGCCATGATGAAGGCGACGTCTCCGGCCTCGGCGGGGCGGATGTAGAGTTCCGGGGGGGCTTCCACTAGCCCGCCTTCCGAAGCTGGTGCCGATGCCGCTTCAGGGCCTTGCGGCACTCGTACCGTCCGCAGGCGCCGGTCTGGTTGTAGGTGGCCAACGGGGACTTGCAGAACCGACAGAAGCGGTCCCCTGGGTCGTGCCTGAACACCGAGGCGTCTGCTTGTTCCCGGGATCGCCGCTCCAACACCACGTCCACCAGGTTGAGCCTCACCATCCCCTACCCCTCCCCCGTCTGCCGCTGGTGTTCCGCGTCCCACCCGTTGACCACATCGCTGCACCTCGTCACCGCGTCGAGCGCTTCCTCGGCCGTCGTCACCACCCACACAGGAGCGGGCCAGGAGCGGATGAACTCGCGCTGGGACGGGCGCACTTTTCCGCCCTTGCGCTTGATCTCCAGGAGCCACATGCGGCCGGCGCGGGCCACGAGTAGGTCGGGGATACCCTGGCCGCCGATCTTGGCGACCGAGTAGCCG